CAGCATAGTTCGGAGCAGTGGCATAGCCTGCCTTTGCGATTTCCTCGGCAAACTTGTAAGGGTCGGCTTTGACCTCCAACGCCTTGGCGTATCGCTTATTCCTAAAAAAGAAATTAGCGTGGTCAGTGAAACACTCTTCAGGGGTGGCATACTTCATAAACCAGTCCCTTACAATATACAGATATTTGCCGTCTGTACGTTTGGTGATACTAATCACTTCAGGGAATTTGCTCTTTTCGTTAAGTGTAGTGAGTACCTCTGTTGTTCTTAGGAGTTGCTTTTTCTCATTGGGAGTGTTTTTAGTAGCTTTTACTCCAAAAAACATATTCCCTGGTACGCTCTTACCCCAACCACTCTCTAAACCTGCCTGAGCAAGGATAAAGAGATGAGAAATACCCGTCTTACGCTCTGTTTCCAATGCGTAGGGCTTGTAGGTTTTGATAAAATTAAGCTGTGTTTGGTTCATGGTCTTCTGTCTTAGAATTATCACTTTCTTTCATATAATTAGAAATAGTTTTAGCCACTTCCTCTAAGTTATCACGATTGATAAATACTTGTTGAACAGCTTGTCCTGCTCTGTCTAATCTGACCTTATCTTCTGCTTTCTCTCGTATCGATTTGATTTCGATAAGACATAAGACTACGGCTATAAAGAATGTACAGAACGGGAATAACCAAATAGAATATTGATAATAGGTTTCTAAGAACCAAGAAAGCATACCATACATACTATCCACAATGGTACAAGCAATCAGGATATTATAGTATTGTGCCATTTTGCTAATGGTTCGCCTATATCCGTATGAGTTACGCGCAATACCTAACCGTTTAGCCTTGCGCACACCGCTCCAAAGGTCGGCAAATATCATAAGGAGTACAAGAATATAGATACAGAGTAGTATCCAAAGAATTACAAAGATTTTTTCCATTTATTTTTTTGTTATTGACTATTATTTTTAAAATAAGCGGTGAACCACCATATACCCCTTATATTGAGGTAGTCAAGGTTGCTTTGGTTAGCATAGGCTTCCCTTTCAAAAATGATATTGCGGTAAGCCTTATCCCAATTGCGATAGTGTAAATACTTGAAAAGAAAATCAAGGAAATACCAGATATAGAAAAGGATTACCAGTAGTTCCTTTTGTTGTTGCAAGTGAATACATTCGTGATTGATGAGCTCTTTGTCTAACTTATCACTATCGTTGCGAACGAAGATGAAAGGATATAGGGTAATTGCCCTATACCCTTTTGGCACGAGAAACCTATTTTTTCGTATCATTGGATTTTGGTTTTTCAGTGTTTTCTCCTTTGATGATCGCCGTGCAAGTGGTGTGAATATGCTTTATCAAGTCAATATCCGATGGTTGGAAATTGTTGTTTTGCATATTGAAATCATGCTCGGTTACTGTTCCTTGCAAATAGGAATATCCTACTTGTCCTTCTGTACTTTTCTGTACAGAAAAAGCCACTGCTTGTGGATTTTGGTCTTTCTCAAATTCGTAAGAGTACATCACAATAGCGTTCTGTACTTCTTCTTGTGCGGTGATACGCGTTGTTTTTTGAATGATTTGCATTATTTTTAAAGTTTTGAGTTGTTAATTTCTATGTCCTGTCATATAATAATGACTGTTATAGTAGCGCAATTTTAGAATGTCTCCTTTACCCATATCCATATATCCAAAGTTATTACCTGCATGCCAATTCCCATTGTTATCTAACAAAGCTCCTCCATTAACACCTTGTACCCTAATCATTCTGCCTTCAACATGGATAGACATTACAATAACAAGTTCAAAAGTTACATTACTCTTTCCTGTTATTTGAATTATTTGACTGTGGTTTGGCAAATAGATAGTATGCATGTTAGAAGCTACACTTGTAAATATAAAAGTATGTGTATGTCTTATATTGTTAATTATAGCATAAGATTCAGCGAGTCCTATATAACCATCATCAAAGATAGCTCTTTGCCCAATAGTAAAAATATTCCCATCTATCTTTTGAGCAAGTGAATGTTTTTGAAATTCATTATCTGTACGTGGTCTTACTGTTATATTTGAGCCTATGGTATTATGTCCATCGCCTTTATAGTTTATATCTAAAAAACCTTTTCCATTCTGAGTAATGATAGGGGAGGAACTAAGGTGTATTTCTGTTTGCTCAACGAGATTCTTTAGAAAAACCCCTGAGTAATTAATAGCATTTCCCCCTGTGTTATTATCTCCCGAAAATAATTGCCCTTTATTATCTTTTTTGTCTGTATTAATATAAAACTGCCCAATTTGCCCGCTTGTAGCTTCAATCTCTCCTGATATATGGGCATTGGTAGCCCATAGTTCTCCATTGTCATCTACTCTAAAAGGAGCTTGTTCTTTTTGAGAATATGGCTTGCCAGCAAAGAAACGAATAGATTTACCATCAAGTCCCGCCCCATTGATACCAGCATTTCCACCTAATGTGTTTCCAACAGTTAAAGCGCCAGTAGTGATGGTGTTTTTAACAATACCTGTCTCTCCTGTATAATCAGCCCCCTTACTAAACACTCCATTGATATACTTTATATTGGCTTTTTCAGCTTCATTGATAGCCGCTGCATTTTTATCAATAATACCTAAATCTACCATGGTATCCCATACATCCTCAGGAGCAGGAGACCAATCGGTGGGTGTATTACCATATTCAATTTTAAAAGAAGACACATAGACTTCTTCTATATGCCCACTATTTTTATAAAATTCAATAAAACCTTGATTTCTGCTATTTGATGTAACTATATGGCTACTTTTACGAATAGAATATTTATGCCATTCTCCATCTGATATCAAACTCTTTCCATTTACGAATTCAATACTCATATCTGTAATTCCTGTGAAATTAATACCTTGTTTAGTTGTTTTAGCCCAAAAAGATATTATCATAGGTCTATCTTCAAATGTTGTTCTACACTGAAAACCTTGCCAATTGTGTATAAGTTTTAAAACTTTATTACCCATAAAAGTTTCATTAACATATCCTCCATTTCCTGCATAATTTGATTGCAAGTAATAAGGTTGATATGATAGAACTAAACCTGATGAACCTCTTAATAGATTACGACCTCCAATATTTAACTCATTCACTTTTTGTTGTGCAAAATTTTTAGCCTCTTGGAGTTTTAATTGGAGTTGTTGTATTTGTCGTTGTTCTGCCGCTGTAATTTTTCCGTCGGCATTTGCAATAGCTTGTGTTTTGGTGAGTTCTGCTTGTGCTCGTGCGTATGCTTCAGTAGCAGTCTGAGCGGTTGATATTTGATTTTCTACATCTTCAGGAGCTGGCGACCAGTCGGTGGGGATATTTCCACGCTCAAGTTTAAATCCACATACATCTATATATCCAGTTCCTGATTTCTCTGGTCGAGCAAAACAAAAACCTTCTCTGGTTACTTTGAATGTTATATATACTCGATACCAAATGTCTTCTCTTCCTTGATTAACGACTTCTTGATTAGAAGAAATTAATTCAACTAAAGCCGTGCCATCAAAGCGAATGTCATCTCCATACAGATAGAATGTTAAATTTCCATGTTTTCTTACATACAAAGATAATGTATATATACTTCCTCTTTGTAAAAGAATATATTGGGTTATTCCAAACCAATCTGAACTGCGGCGAAATATAGATAATCCATTATACTTTTCACTTAATGACGACCAATGTTCTTTGTTTTTCCAATCCCCTAACATCTCTTGTGTAAACCTCATTAAATTCCTTCCACCAACCTGAATATTGTTAATATTTGACTTTAGCCTACTCTCCAATGACTGCAAATCAGGATTAACGAGTTGCTTTATCTCGGTTTTGTTGCCGTCTGTTATTTTTAAGTTGGCTTTTATCCTGATTTCATTTGGTAAGAGTTCGATGTATTGCTCTCCGTTTCCTGATGTTATCTTGTCAGTTTTGATTTGTCCGCCAGTGATTTCAGTAAAGCCATTGAGTTTAGCAATACCTCGCTCTCCTTCATATTCTGAATTGACGGTGGCGTATAGGAAATGATAAAAGCCTGCTTCTTGCTCTATACCTATTTTGTTTTCGGATAGGATAAACTCGCCCGTTTCGGCGGTTTTGGATGCTTTGATATAGAGGTAATAGGTTTTGGCTTTATCGTCCAAACGCCCTGATACGAAAGTGGATATATACCAATACTTATAACTGTTAGCATCACGATTAGGATTTATATCAGTAGTACCAAGTGTGAAATGTTTGAGCCACCCGCTACCTGCATTGATTTGCTTGGTGTTTTTATCAAAATACAATGCATGAGGTACAGTAATAGGATTTGTTTTAGAGGATACAAAAGCAAATTGAGTAGCTTTGTTTCCAATAAGTGCCATCATTGTTTGTACGGTGGCAGGGACGATGCTCTTAGTATATTCAGGAAAGGCTGCTTCTATCTGTTTAATAGTTTCTTGAGCATCACGCCAGCTTCTTTTGGTTAGTGATTGTGTACGCTTATTGAGTTCTCCAAAATATACTTCTTGGTTTTGGAGTTTGCGCATTTCAGAAACAAAAGAATGCCCTTGTACCTTATTGGATAGCTCTATTTGTGGGCTATAGGGGTTATTTACATACTCTTTAAGCCCTACAATACGAATAGCCACGGGGGTACGTTGGAACTCGGTATCTGAAAAATTGATATAAGCCCCCATTTTTAGACGCCCTCCTACATTTACCCAGTTCTTTTTTGCCCATATTCCGTCTAAATCACCAGTGAAAGTGAACATGTCTGTTCTATTTTCATACAGGTATTTGCACGCTTCTTTCATCATCTCCCAGCTGGCACCCGTTTTAGTGTTATCATCACAAATATAAGCATTAGGCATTTGCATATTATAGACGGAATATTCATCACCTATGGCAGGTTTGAATATGTCATTAGGCATTGTTACGCCGTCTTCCTCTTTTGGTACGAGTTGAAACCTTTTTTGATTGTGGTCGTATTTCTGTACCTCAAACTCACGCCCTGAGAGCATACCGCTTTCGAAGTAGATAAGCATTTTTTCACCTTTGATTTGCATTGCATTAAAATCAAGGGCTTGAGGTATGGAGGTATCGGTAAAATCATAGAAGTGTTTGTCGTGATCCACTTCAAATACTTCTGTAATTGTACCTTTACGTTTAGGATATATATGAGACAAATCAAGGCTTTGCTCATTGATAAATCCGTTATTTTGCGCATTCTTGATAGCTATTGATAGCCCTTTGTCATCTGAAATGAATGTTACACCCTCATAAATGTACTCTTGTGATTTAGGGAGTAATAATTCTTTGTTACCATACTTAGAGCGGTCAATATTACGTTCTCCTCCTTGTACATAGAGGCGGGTGATACGGCTTTGTTCTGTGGTACGACTTACACCCGTTTTAAAGCCTTTGCCTTTGCCATATTGGAGGGGTAGGGGATTGTTCTTGAAATACTCTACCTTATGCAAATGAATAGTTTTACCTATAATCTCGTATTCTGTCTCAAAAGCCTTGGCTATCATTTCCAATGCTTCGAGGCAGTTATTATGGTTGTAAGATACAAGTTTCTCAGAGGCTTCTATACAATTACCTACTTGCCACCCGCTATCTATCATATTAAGACAATCTACTAATATCTGAATATGATAATGAGGGGAAGCTGTAAAAGGAAATTTAAGGGTCTTATCGTTTGGATTACGAAACTTGTAATTCTTGAGATTTACCCCCTCACTATCCATGGTAAGGGTATATTCAAAGTGTCGTGTGTTATGTTTTACGATTTTAGCGGGCTGATTGAGTGTGTACCTCTCATTAGCAAATTCACACCATGCCCCAGTAGGTATATCTGTATAAGAAGGTAATGCAAAATATAAGGTAATGGTGTGTTCTCCCATAATGGAGCGGTATCGGTAGCTCTCATCAGTAGGGAGGACATCTATATAGGTGCTATTAAAATGAAGTTGCATAGTTATCAGCGATTAGTACTTAAATTCCAAGCACAAAGATACACCATGCGTAAGACATACTCTTTATATGAGTTTGTTTATTTTTTGTATTTTCTTTGTATATTTTTCATACTACTACCAAGAAAAGGGTAAATTCCACCCTCAAAGCGTCTTTTGTAAGAAGCACCTCTTTTACACTTGCTTTTTGATAGATAGCCTTAAAGGTACTACCAAAAGCATTAATGGTACGTTCTCCTCGCAGAGAAAGGTTGTATAATAGTGCTTCGTACAATTTCCAAAAGCGATTGATAGGCTGTTTGATGTAGCAGAGAAGCTCAAGGGTACGTTCCTTAAATACGTTAGGATATTCAGCATATTGTACCCCCGCAATGGTACTGCTGTTAGTAGTTAGGTGCTCTTTTACCTCGTAGCTCTTTAGCAAGTTGCTTTCATTCTCTTCTAATAGATAAATACCATACTTGGATAGGTCTATGTTGTCAATCGAAAAACCTGAAGGAGGTAAAGTGTCATTAGGGGCTATATAGGTGTAACCCTGTAAGGGATTATCATTAGCAAAAGTAGCCTCATAGGTGATATAGCCTTCTTCTTTTTTAGCTTTTCTCACCCCAACAAATCGTAATCGGAAAGACTTACCCAGCTCCTCAAAAAGAAAATCGTTATAGGTTTGAGCGGATAGAAAGGATATAAATGCATCGTATTGGTTGCTTTTGGAGATAAAAGACAATGAAAAAGAGAATGTGTCCAATTGTGGATCGTCAGTGTCGTATTCTTTGCCATAATACTCTGCCCATTCATTACTATTTAGTTTTTTGAGCGGATGAAAGCAAAGTAAATCCTTGTAGTTTCCATCTAAAAAGTAGGTATGGTAGGTAGCTTGTATGTCAATAGTGTTAATTTTCATATTTTTGTTGATATTTAAAAGAATTGTTGTACCTTTGCATTGCAAAAGGGTATTAAGAACTTTTGCAAGGGCAACGCCCACCAGAGCGTAATGGCGGTATAGTATCCCGAAGCTCACTAACTACCTTGAAAGTAAAATATTCAAGGTAGTTTTTTATTTTAGAAAATCCTTTTACTAGTTTTTTGGAAAAGATTTTGATACTTCTAATAATTTCTGTAATATATCCTTATCATTTCTGTTAGCCTCAATAAAATATGGCTTTGTTTTCCAATTCTTGAACCTATCTTTGTTATCTGTTACCCATTGTTTATAGTTGCTTGGCACATCATCTACATAATTAGAGGAACTTTCAGGAGGTATTGTTTCATCGGCTTTGAGTTCTTTGATAAGTTCTTCGTCAGTCTTAAGAATAGTAACAATATGACACTTACAGCCTACATGCCATCCGTGAAAGTGAAAGGATTTAGGATATTTACCTTTGAGTTCATCACATACATCATATACTTTGTGCTGTGGGGATAGGCGTACCTCGAAGCCTACTACATCAGGGTTTTGCTGTATGCGCAACCAATCAGCGGACTTATAGGCTACATTGATTTCATTGCTGGCAAGGCGCAAAGCGTTTTTGTAGGCGCTCCTATAAACTCCTTGCCCAGGGTGATAGTTTTGGGCGTTTTTGCTTAGTACAAGGTTGCCATATTTGTCCCTTACCCTGCGAAATAATGCAGTAGGGTTGTTCAATAGGTTGCGTACCTCACGGCTTAGTTGGACGGCACTTTTGCCCTCCTCCAAGGAAACAGATAAAGCAAGTTCTATTTCAGTTTGGGCTTTTTTAGCGATGTCCCATACACGATTGGAGACCGTGAAATCTTTAATCTTACGTTTCTTAAAGGTCTCAAGGGCTTCTAAGTTCTGATACTTGGTTAGTCCTTCTCTTAGTAGGTGGTCTTGTTTGAGGTTGGCAAATGCCCATTCTTTGGTGATACCTTGCTTTATGATTTGGTCTAATTGGTTGCTGAAATGAGCTAACTCCTTATCAAAGGCTTTTCCTTTCTTGGTAGCCGCAAAGGTAAAAATGGACTTTGTAACAAACTCTTTGAAATCTGTTTTGAGAGCCAAGGACACAGAAAAACCTACCCACTGATAGAATAATCGTTCTATCTGTTGTAGGTAAGTGAGTAGGTGCTTTCTATGTTCGTTATCGTAATTCATTAGATACTTGCTTCATTGAGGTTGCTATTCTCCTCGTATTTGATTTGCTGTAATTGGGCTTCAGGGTCTGTAATACCAAAGCGTTGCATAGCTTCTCGTTGTGATAATAAAGGTTTTCCTCCGTTGGCTTCCATAAGGGTACGTATCATCTCGGTATCATCGTCTATGTCAAATGGGGTGATGATAGGGGTGATATCTATGGTTTTGAGTTCCTTCTCAAAGGGGATATACATCTTAGAGAGGAAAGCCAAAATGATATTGATACGCCTTTGTAGGGCAGGGATAAATATAGCTTCGTTATCTTTTACCTTGAGATGAGCAGGTAGCCATGCAAGTTTGCGCCCTACTCCTGAGAGCATATTCCCTTTGCCTGCATAGAACTCATCGGAAAGGTCAGGTGTATGGGTGAACTCGTGTATATCACGCCTATTCATACTCATTTCGCGGTCAAAATTCTCATTAGCATTAGGAGGTACCACGAATTGTACATTACCTCCGTCTTTGACCTCATAGACCTTGCCCCCTGTATTATTGACAGCCATTTTACCCTCTACCTTTCCTGCGATCATTAGGATAGGCTCTCCGAACTTCTTATTACTTTCAGAAAAATAAGTGCGCTGTACCTCAGCTATCTCTATGAGGTGCTGTACAGCATTCCATTCGGTTTCTTCTTGACGATAGAGTACTACTGGGATTTTGCCTATTATATTAGGTTTTACCTCTGTAGTAGTAACTCCGTTCTCTGTGGTAAAAGTGTATATCTCATCAGCGGTAAAGCCCTGTAATATGGTCTTTTTATTATCCTTGGTAGTGCTTTCAATAGCAAAAGAGATAAGGTTGTCATTATCATCAAAGCGTGGATATAGCTTGTACTTGAGCGGAGATAGCACTTTGTGTCGCAATAGATATTGAGTAGGTACGCCATATTGTTCGTTAGGCTGCTCTTCTAAATACCAAAGCTCAGCTACAAGGGTGTAGCGCTTGACCTCTGTACAAATAGCACTGTCAGAGAAGCTCATTTTGTTGGCTTTAATTACCTCTTGAAAGGCAGCAAAGAGCGGACTATCCTCAGCGGTATATTTGTAAGGAATAGCTGTTTGGAACATGGTAGCGATTTCAACGATACGCTTTTGATAAGGCAGTCCTATACGATTAAGGGAACGAGTACGCTTTTCAAATCGTGGTTTGTTCTGACTATATAATAAGGGATTACCTACCTCGTCCGTAAGAGGTATTACGATTTCAGGGTCAGGAAACTTATGTTTATTGGTGAATATCTCGTGCTTTTTAACATCATATTGTCTTTGATAGGTAGTGGTGTCAATTAGAGACACATCTTGTTTAAATTCTTCTTGGGTCATTGTTTCTGAATTTTGGGTTTTTAATTTTGAGTTGCCCGCGGAGACTCTCCGCTAAATCATTGAGGCAAGTTGATATAGGTTGTTATTGGTTCCACTTAGCAGCTTCATTGTAATGTAACGAATAGCGTCTATAGTGTGGTTGTGGTTATCTATGGGTATACCTGCTTTTTTGTCGTTCCAAGCGTAATTCTTTAGCTCCTTCATCACGTTGAAGCTCTCGGGGGTTACCACTAACTTATAATTAAGCATGGTGGTTATACCTGCTGATACGCTGCCTGCTCCCTTTTCGCAAGGCTCTATATTAAGCCCCTTGTCTCTCAGGTCTGCAATCAGGCGAGGCTCGGCACTATCAGCGACGATAAGGTCGTCAGGGTGGTCTATCAAAGTGCTATTGAGCTGATAAAGCCCGTCAGAGGATAATTGCTTGTTGTTATAGTATTTTTCATCAATGTAGATGACTTTGCTACGATTATCCACGGCTACTTTGATGAGTGTATCAGGGTCAATAGAAAATCCGTAATCTTGTCCATACCCATAAGGTAGTGAGGTATCAAAATAACCAATCTCCCAATCTGTAAATATAACCCCTTCTGATACATCAGCCCATCGTCCTATGATTTTTTGTGCGTATTTGGTTTTGTTGAACAAAGATTGAGAAAAATTACCTTGCTCATCGGTGGCTTGTGCGATGCTTTGTGCTTTTATCTCCTCAATCTGCTTAAAAAACTGCTCATTGAGGTTTTCTATATTATCAAAGTAGGTAGTATGAATGTGCAATACGTCTGGGTGGGTGGATATTTGCACTTCTACTCCGTCAATCTTTACTATTTTATGTGTTTTTTCAATGTACTTCTTATAAATGAAATGCTCGGCATTGGAGGGGTTCAAAATAAGGATAACCCGCAACTGCACCCCCTTTTGACGAATAGAAAGGATTAGTTTTTCGTAATCCTCTTCTGATAGCCATTCTTCCATTTCATCACCTACGAAAGTAGTAATACCATGTAAGGATTTGAGGTTAGCTGTTTGGTTTCCTGATGAGGTCTTAATCCCTTTGAATAGTATTTCAGAACCTGAAAAGGTGTTTTTGATAGCTGTTTTGGTGATACTGAAATACGCCTGTGTCCCTTCTGCTTCTATCTTTTCCTCAAACTCTGGGATAATAGAGCTATGAGCAGATACCATGGTATAACGGCTAAATAGTATCTTATGCCCTGCCTCAAAAGATAAGCGTTCCAAGAAGGTAGAGGCGTTGTACGACTTGCCCGACCCCCTTCCTCCGGAGAGTATGATAATAAACTTATCTTTGTTCAAGTACAAAGGATCATATACTGGTTGAGTCTTAATCATTGTTCTTGTTGTTGTTCTTGAGCCATTGGGAAATGTCGATAGAGCCTTGTACAGACACTTCCTCTTTTATGCCGTCGTCTGTTTTGAAGGTGGATAGTACTGTTTGCATAGCTGTCATACGAGTACGATAATCAACTGGCACTTCACGGAATTGATTAGGTA